TGCGATAGACGGGCTTGGATGGGATCGGTGGCCGTGGCGGGGGAATGTTGGCGTCGAGAGTGAATTTCCCCGGCGGCGGCACGTTCGTCGTGGCGATACGCTCAAGATCCTGGGCGAGGTTGTCGAGCAGGATGCGGAGATAGTTGATGATTTTTCCCGCAGTCTCCGCGGTGATCACCTCGCGATTGTCAGTGGCGCCGTCTCGCAGCGCCTGAATGCTGGCCGCCACCCGGTTGACATCGTTCTCCAGCAGCAGCCTGTGGTCGAGCGGACTGGGTTTATTGCTCATTTTCAAAGGGTTCCGTCCATGCGTTGAGGTTGGAGATGATCGAGTTGAAGGCCAGCTCCTCACACAGCCCGGCAAAGGCATCGATGTTCAGAGCGCCTTTTTCGATCTTGAGGCCGAGCGGAGCCGGTATCTCGGGCGAGGCGAGATCCATCAGCTTCATGTTGCGATGGAAAATCTCCTGCTTTTCAGGGCTTTCCGCGAAATCCCTGAACTTCTTCGGCAGATCAGGCAGCGAACCATCCATCGCCTGATTGAGAAAGCTCGTCACAGAACCATAGGTTGCAATCAGCTCCTTTGCACCCTTGTCGCCAATGCCGCCGACGCCTGGGATCTCATCCGAGCTGTCACCCATCAGTGCCTTGACCTCGAGCCACTGCCGGGGCGTCTTGACGCCCAGCTTCTCTTCCAGCGTCGAGACGGTGATGCGAAGATCGTTGATCGGATCCATCCAGCCGACACCCTTGCCGATGAGCTGAATCCAGTCCTTGTCGCCTGAGAGCAGCAGCACCTTCTTGCCTTGTGGCGGGTAGCGCCGCGTCAGAATACCGGCAAGGTCGTCGGCTTCGAGATTGAGCGCGACCATCTGCGTGACGCCGAGGCTCAGCAGCGCCCGCCGGATGAAGGGCTTCTGTTCGCGCATCGAGGCGCGATTATCGGCCATCGCCTGTTCGGATTTGGTCTCGGGCGGCTTCTCGCGCTTGGCCTTGTAGGCGGGAAAGGCGTCATAGCGCCAGGAGCGGCCATCCCAGAGCAGGATGGGCTTGAGCATCGGGTAGGCCATGACGGCGGCCCTGATCGCGCGCAGAAAGCCGTAGACGCCCTGCGTCTCCAGCATGCCGGCGTGGAGCTTGCGCGTCGAGTTGGCGGCAAACGCGATATTGTTGCCGTCGATGACGATGTAACCGTTTTTCATGAGAGATCACCGTTTTTCACGGATTGAAGACGAAAAACGGCGGCGCGAGCGGGGAGGTAGTGTCGCGCCGCCGTTGGGGAGAAGGCCCTACGCAAAACAGTGGGAAGTCGGGCCTTCCGCTATCGGCTTAAATGTCGTCCAATTCCGACATGAGATCGTCGATGGTATCGGCAGACAGGTCGGAGCCGAATTCGTCTTCCTCCTTCGCGGGCTTCGCAGCCGACTTTGGAGCAGCCTTCGGAGCAGCAGTCTTCGCAGGTTTCACCTGCGGAGTGGGTTCGTCATAGACGGGCTCTTCCTCGACCGGCTTGGTCAGAAGGCTGGGTCGCGCCGAAGCGGGAAGACCGGGAGCCGTCAGACCGGACATTTGCGTCAGGGCAGACAGCGCCTTCGTCTCGTCACCGCGGAAGAACTCCTTCTCGATGAACTCGTCGAGGTTCGGCATCTTGTCGAGAGCGCTCTTCGGCACCGGATCGGACTTCGGGTTTGGCATCACCGTGTATTCAGTGTCCAGACCCTTGCCCTTGCGCTCGATGGTGAAATCCATGCCCGTCTTCGGGTCGAGAACATTGCCGTAATCGTCGGCATAGGTCTCGATCATCGACAGGATGTTGCCAAAGGTCGTAGGCGTCAGCTCAAGGATCACCGGCTCGTCGGACTTGTCTTCGCCCGACCGCAGCAGGGCGGCAACGAGGACCGACTTCTTGGTCTTCATATCCTTGTAGATGTTGAGGCTTTCGTCATCCACCGCCGACTTCATGCACTTTTCGATCATGGTGCAGACGGGGCAGGGGGCGCTGTGAACGTGATCGTGGCAACCGACCACAGCAATGGGCTTCGCACCCTTTTCGGGCTTGATCCAGTGAACACCGAGATCGGCCCAGAACTTACCGTTCGGGTCGGCCTGCAGAAGGCGGACGCGCGTCTTGCCCTCTTTCAGCTTCACGGTACGCGAAGTGTTGCGGGAGTACTTGTTCTTGGCGCCCTTGAGGAGAGCGAGGAATTCAGGCTTCAAACTCATGCTTTTGTCCTTTGTGCTTTACGTGCTGCTGCCTTGCTGTTTATCAGCGATTTAGCGTTATTTATTATAGCAAGATCAACGCGGAAAATGCGTTTTATATATAAAAATCCGTCACCTCCGCAATCGGGGCATGTCAGCTCGAAGGCGATAGCTTTGGCAGTAAGCATGTCGGCCGCGTCGAGCGGATGATCGGGATTCATGAAGTCGGCCACAGCCATGACGGCGGCATTGTCGAGCAACACCACGCAACCCGGCGGAAGCTCGATGTGCGGCGTGTCATGGATTCTGAACCACAGACGCCCCGACCCGCCGCACCCTTTGCACTTCTGCGCCATAATCAGTCACTACTGACTAATAATAGGGTTCAAAACACGCCAAGCCACACGCCAATGCCGTGAATCCATCCGACCGGCGGCACGATGACGCCGAAGGCCAGCAAGATCCACTCCTTGTCGAGAATGCAGGTGATCACATGCTGAATCCATGCCCCGATGGTCAGCGTGAAGATCACGCAGACGATGGCCAGATTGGTGAAGAAGGTGAAGAATTGTCCGAGAGCGTTTGCCATGATTTCTCCTTTAGGCATCCTGAAGTCGCTTGAGATAGCGGCCCTTGAGGGCTTCGAGTTCGTCTTCGTGGGCGCGCTTGGCGGCAATCGATAGCTCGCCCTTCATCTCCTCGCGCGAAATGAGACCTTGCTGCACCAGCATGTCGCGCCGGTGCCGGAAAGCTTCGACCGCAGTCTTGGCCACCGCCTCGATCTGCTTGGCCTCGTTGAGCGCCTTGCGAAAGGAAATGACGTGTTCATGCGTCACCACCTGCTTCTCGACCTGGGCCTCGGTCAGCTTGACGCCCGTGGAGGCAGCTTCGTCGCGCACCTTGCGGTAGACTTTCGCCTCGACGTTTTCGAGGAGCATTTTCACGTCATCCACCTGGCGAGACGCCTTGGCGGCAAGAATGCCGTAATGAGCAAACAGCGATGCCTGCTCCATCATGGCGCTCGTCAGATCGGTCGGCGAGAAGGTCATGTCACGCTTCAACTGATCGGCGTCGACCAGCTGCCTGACCTCGTAGCGCACTCTTTTGCGGGGCTCTGTTTCGGTGGTCATCTGCCATATCCTAATGTCAGTACTGATTTACATATAGCGAAAATTTCGCGGTTCTCAGTCAAGCAGGCTGGCGACGGATGCGAAAACCGCATTCATGTCGTCCTGCTTCTCGGCCGAGTGCCAGATTTCACCGGGAGAGAAACCCACCACCAGATTGGCGTCATACTGCTTCGAGTAGGTCACCTGTCCGGCCGCCTCCGACGCCTTGCCTTTGAAGTCCGGAATGAACTGCCGAACAGTGGTCGAGCCAAGCAGCACGATGACGGGTGGCTTCAGGACTTCGATCTCCTGCATGAGGTAGGGCAGATAGGTCTCGACCTCCTTCGGGCTCACCTGTTTACCCTCCTTGCAGCGCTTGATGAGGGCGGTCCAGTAGCCGTCATTGCGGTGCAGCTCGTTGGCCTCGAGCGCCGCGTTCACGTAGTTGAACATGGTGCCCCAGGTCATGCCGAGCTGTTCTTCCTCATGAGTGGGTGCGTCGGAAATCACCATGAAGCGTGCGTTTGAGCCAAACTTGATCTTGACCGGCCAGCCGTCGCCATCACCCTCGGGCCCGTGCTTGGCGCGGTAGTCACGCATGATTTCCACGATCTTGGCCTTGGAGAACTTGTCGGTGGCAAGCTCGCGGTTCACCGGCACATTGGCGACAATGAGCCCCGGAATGAGTTCGCGCTGGTCGGCGAGGCGACGAGGATCCTTTGCGGGCAGACTGCCTGGATCGATCGAGGCGAAGGCGCCGACCTTGTCGAGTGTATCGCGGTGGCGCACGTTGCAGGAGCGCTTCTCGACCCGCGTCTCGAAGTCCTCCTTCGAGGTGAACTTACCGAGCTTGCGGGCCGCCAGGATCGCATTGGTGGTCTTGGCGGCGATACCCTTTACCCGGTTGAACGGAATGACCAGCTTGGTGTCGGTGTAAATCTCGAAGCGGTCGGTCGACAGGTTGGCGTCCGGCATCATAACCTCGATGCCGAAGCGCTCGGCATCCTTGAGCAGGGCGGGAAGCCGGTCGTCCTTCATGAGCGACAGGGCTGCGGCGAAGAACTCGACCGGGTAATAGGTCTTGAGCCACATATTCTGATAGGAGATCAGCGTGTAGGTCGTGGCGTGAGACTTGTTGAAGCCGTAGCCCGCGAATTTTTCGATCTTGTCGAACAGTTCGCCCGCGAGGTCGGGGTGCATGCCGACGTGGGCAAGACAGCCATCCACGAACTGCTTGCGCTCCTTTGCCATTTCTTCGGGCAGCTTCTTGCCCATGATCTTGCGAAGCTTGTCGGCATCCGCCATCGAGTAGCCCGCGATGTCGCGGGCAACCTGCATAACCTGTTCCTGATAGACCATGACGCCGTAGGTTTCCTTGAGCGCTGGCTCCATCAGCGGGTGGTCGTATTCGATGACTTCACGCCCCTGCTTGCGCATGAAGTAGCTCTCCATCATGCCGGAATCCATTGGACCCGGTCTGTAGAGAGCGGTCGCCGCGGTAATGTCGTCAAAGGTGATCGTGCCGTCGGCGCCCAGCTCCTTGAGCAGGCGGCGCATGCCGCCGCTTTCGAACTGAAAGATACCGATCGCCAGGCCCTTCGCGAAATTGTCGAGAACCTTTGGATCATCGAGCGGGATGCGGAGCAGATCGACCTTCTTGGAGTGGCGGCTGCGAATGTATTTGAGGGTGAGGGCGATCTGGTCGAGAGTCTGAAGACCCAGAATGTCCATCTTGACCAGGCCCTGGTCCTCGACGGTGCGCTTATCCCAGCACACCACCTGATCGGCACGCCGCTCGATGACGGCCCGCTCGGTCAGATCGACACCGCCGACCACCACGCCGGCGGCGTGCTGCCCGAGGCTGCGCATGACGCCCTCGAGCTTCAGGCAGTTTTCCCAGATCAGCGCGTTCTTCTTGGCGAACTGGGCGATCTCAGGCACCTCCTCTGCCGCCTCGACGAGCGGCACCGGAATGCCGTGCTTCTTAGGGGCGAGCTTGGAGCAGCGATAGTCTGGCTCGGCCAGATTGAAGGCCTTGCCGACCTCGCGAATGGCCGACGCCGGGCCGAGCGTGGAGAAGTTCGTGATGCACGCCACGCGCTTCTCGCCGTAGCGCGTCACCAGGTACTTGATGATCTCGTCGCGGCGCTCTGACATGAAATCCAGGTCAGCGTCTGGAAGGTCGAGGCGTGAAGGATTGATAAAGCGCTCGAAAAGTAGTCCAAATCGTATCGGGTCACAGTCGGTAATCCCCAAGAGGTAAGCGACAAGGGAGCCGCCCACAGATCCGCGCCCAGGTCCAACGAGAATTCCAGAAGTCTTGGCGTGGGCGACCACATCGTTGACGAGCAGGAAGTAGCCCGCAAATCCGAGCGTCTTGAGAACGCCAAGCTCGTATTTGAGCCGGGGCTGATAGACATCCTTCAACTCCTCGGTTGAGGGTTTATGATTGAAGACCGGATCGGCAAAGCGCCGGGCCCAGCCCTTCTTACAGAGATCGACCAGGCCGGCAAACTCGTCTTCCGCCATCTTGGGCAGCGAGACGGGCTTCTTCGACCACACATAGGAGACCTTTTCGACCAGGCCGCTGGTCGCTTTCACGCCCGCGACGAACGCCTCCTTGGCATTCGCGACACCGCGCCGCTGCAGCCGCCGGATGGCGTGCCCAACCTCGCCCACGAAGGGCTGAAGAGGCAGCGGGTGAACATCGCGGGCAGCCGGAAAATTCGCCCACAGCTCTGTCAGACGCGTGTTCTTGGAGATCGCATTCATGATGTCGAGGGCTTCAGCCCCGTCTTGCGGATAAAGGGCAGGGCGGGTGACCAGAAAGCGGCTGTCGGAGAAGGCTGACTGCAGCTCGATGGTCTTCTTGTTGAGCGTATCCCAATAGGGCGTGTTGAGCGGGGTCAGATTGAAGTGAAGGGCGCCGGGAACCAGCGTGTCGATGTCGCGCAGAATGGATTCGACATTGGGATGGTGAATGATCGAATAGGCATCGCCCGTCGTCAGCGCCACGTCCTCGGCCGTCAGCTCCTCGAGGGCCGCCAGAAGATCGCCGATGCCGATCTTGGCCGTGTAGTAGAAGTGGCTCTCGGAATTGCCCAGCGTCAGCAGCCGGAACAGGTGCTGCAGGCTCTTCTCCGACAACACGTACCAGTTCATGTAGTATTCAGGCGGGTTCTTGACCTTGGGCTGGCCCGCCACCGTCTTGGGTTTGCGCCAGGACGGATCATCCACGATGCGCAGCCGACAGCCAATCACCGGCTTCAGTTCGGCCTTCTTGCAGCGGCTGGTGAAATCGATGAGCGCAGTCACGGACATCGTATCGGTGATACCCACCGCCTTGGCGCCGAGCGTCTGCGCGGTCTTGACCAGCTCCTCAATCGAGAGAATGGATTCGCCGATCGAGAAGTCGGTGCGGGCGGCGAGAATGGTGTGCGTCACTTGAGCCTCAATCTTCCGTTGTGTTCTTCTGCAGCGCCCAGTGCGATCAATGCCTGTCGCGCCTGAATGGCGTGTGCGGCCGCGGTGCCGGGCTGCCAGTCGAGCTTCTTGGCCAGCGCCATCGCCAGAGTTGGCGTATCGATGCCGTCCTTGAGATGGAGCAGCAGATGGCAGGCTACTCGCAGGAAGGCTGGCATGCCCTGCGGGTTCTCACGCTTGGCCAGCGCCTCCGTCACCCGGATGCCAGCGCGTTCCAGCCGGTCGAGAAGCGCCTCGACCTTCTTTGGCAGGGTCATCTCAGTCGGGCGAGCGACCGGAGCCAGCACCGGCTTGGGCTTCTCTCTCGCCATCGGCAGATTGAGCTTCTCGCGGAGATACTTCATGCGCTCCGCAGATTTTGGCCCACACTGCCCAGCAAACATGCACTGCGAACACTCGGCGGACCCCATGTCGTAGGTGAGAGC